TTAAGAATACCACCAAGTTTAAAAGAAGAATATGCAAAAGAGGATCATTTTCCTTGTGTTGGAGATATTCAATGGCAGTGTGGGCAAGCTGCAACCTTTAATGGTCATACTTTTCAAGCAACGCCTAAAGTAGGAGACATCTATCTTTTTCCTTCTTGGTTATCCCACATGGTTTATCCATTTAGAACACAAGACGAGGAAAGAAGATCTGTGTCTTTTAATGTTCAAGTGAAAAGAAAAAAAGATAAGGATGAGCAGCAAATCTAATACACCTTTTCCTATGGTAAGGATTACGTGGCATGATGCTAAAGATACAGAAACAGGGTGGTTGCACATAAAAGATATTGTTTCTGCTCCGTTGGCCGTGTGCGAAGAAGTGGGATACATGGTTGTAAACAATGATGACAAAATTGTAATTATGCGTTCTTGGTGTATAGACAAAGACGACAATCATGGCGGTGGTGCGATCGCAATACCTCGTGGTTGGGTTAGAAAAATAGAATATTTAAGGGTAGAATATGCAACACAATAGTAACACTGAATTTGTTATGTACGTTGATAATTTTTTATCAATAGAAACTTTAGAATCACTACAAGAAACTTTCTTAAATATTAATTACGGAGAGGTAAAAAACCCAGAGGGTCAAGTATATGGTTACAGACATACTTTTCCGCATAGCTTTCATACAGATCCGTTATTAAAGTTAATAAAAGATTATTTTTTTCCTAATAGAAACTTAGAGCCTATTTCTGTCAGTGCTCATAAAAGACAGAATAATAAAGAGCCTTTATTTCATGTGGACGTAGAAAAAGATAATGTCGCAAATTTTTTATTATTTGTAAAAGGTGAGCCTTTACTTAACAATGGTACTGGTTTTATGACTGGTAAGTCACTGTCATCACATATAGGTTTTATAGAAAACAGGGCTTTGTTTTTTAATGGTAGTAAAATACCACATTCAGATTTACAATCTTTTGGAGACAGTTCAGAAAGATATACACTTAATATTTTTTATAAAGATGCATAAAGTTTTTATTGGTACTCCTTGTTATGGTGGATTAATTACTAGTGATTATTTTAAAAGCTGTATGCAACTTGTTGCCTTAGCTGCTAGCAAAAAGATAGAGTTACAATTTGGCACTATAGGTAATGAATCACTTATAACCAGAGCAAGAAATACTTTAGTTCAACTTTTTATGGATGGCAACTATACACACCTTTTGTTTGTTGACGCTGATTTAGCTTTTAATCCAGAATCAGTGATAAGAATGCTAGATTATGATAAAGATGTTGTTACTGGTATTTACCCTAGAAAAACGATAGATTGGATAAAAGTCAAAAAGAAACTAAAAGATAACCCAGACATATCTGAAGATGAACTTTTAGCTGCTTCATTACAGTATAATTTAAATGTAAAGAATCCAGATAATATATTACTTGAAAAAGGTTTTATAGAAGTTTTAGACGGTCCTACTGGTTTTATGATGATTAAAAGAGAAGTATTTGAACGAATGGCTAATGTTTACCCAGACTTAAAATTTAAGCCAGATCAACACATTAATCAATCTCATGATAAAGAGTTTGATTATCATAAGACATCCGATTGGAATTACGCTTTTTTTGACACTATGATTGAGCCAAAAACACGACGATATTTATCAGAAGATTACGCTTTTTGTCGTTTATGGCAAAATATGGGTGGTAAAATATACGCCGATATTCTATCTGGTATGACACATTACGGAAATTATGCGTTTAGAGGTAATGTTGGAACTCAATTCTTGCCTCAAAACAATAAGTAATTTATTATAAAAGCATGCAATTAGTAGACCTTAAGTTTCGCCCTGGCGTAGATAAACAAGACACAGCGTATTCTGCTGGAGATGAACGTAAATACATAGATTCTGATTTTGTCAGATTTCACTACGGAAAACCAGAAAGATGGGGTGGTTGGACAAATCTACCTAATCCTAATAGAACCGTAGTAGGTGTTGTAAGAGACACTCACTCATGGGTGGGTTTAGATGGTTTAAGATATTTAGCATTAGGGACAGACAGAAAATTATACATTTACAACGAAGGAGCTGTGTATGACATAACTCCTATTCGTGAAACTCAAGCGTTAACTAATCCATTTACAACAAACGGAACTACTACCGTGTCTGTAGCAGACAGCACTCATAACGCAAAATTAGGAGACTTTGTTACTTTTGATTCTTTTTCATCAATAGATGGCTTGGACATGAATCAGGAATTTGAAATTACATCTATAACTGATGCAAATAATTATACAGTTACACACACTAGCACAGCATCTGGATCAACGTCTGGAGGTGGTGGCTCAGGCAACGCAAAATATCAAATTAACGTAGGACCAGCAACGTCTACGTACGGACTTGGTTGGGGCACAGACACTTGGAGTAGTGGCACGTGGGGCACGGCTAGCTCTTCATCTGATGTTGTCATAGTAGGAAGAAACTGGTCACTAGATAATTTTGGTGAAGATTTAATTGCTACTGTTTTAGATGGTGGCACATTTATTTGGGATACTTCTGCGGGAACAGGCACAAGAGCTACAGCTTTGTCTAATGCTCCAACTGCATCAAGATTTAGCCTTGTTTCCACCGACACTAGACATTTGTTAATATTTGGCACAGAAACTACAATAGGTAGCGTAGACACTCAAGATGACTTATTTTTTAGATTCTCAGATAGAGAAGATGCCACTGATTTTACACCTGTAGCAACGAATGAAGCAGGATCGTTACGTATATCTGATGGCTCAAGAATTGTAGGTGCTGTTAAATCAGCAGGACAAATACTAGTTTGGACTGACACTTCACTACATGGTATACAGTTTGTTGGAACACCTTTTACTTTTGGTTTAAGACAACTTGGTGCAAACGCTGGACTCATAGCTCAACACGCAGCCATAGAGGTTAACGGCATAGCTTATTGGATGTCTGACGACGCATTTTATCTTTATGACGGTGTCGTTAAAAAAATGCCTTGTTCAGTTCAAGATTTTGTCTTTGATGATATTAGTTACACAAACAAAAACGATATAGCTGTAGGACTAAATACAGCGTACAATGAAATAATTTGGTATTATCCCTCAGCTAACGCATCTCAAATAGATAGAGCAGTGGCATACAATTATTTAGAAGGCACTTGGTATACTTTAAGTTTAGGCCGAACTACTTGGCTTGGCGCTTATGTATATGAAAAACCAATAGCTACTGAATATAATGCTAGTGCTACAGCTAACGTATCTACCATACTAGGATTGACTGCAGGTGCTTCTTTTATTTATGAACATGAATCTGGTAATAATCAGGCGGACGGCACAGCGATTACAGCCTTTTTAGAAACAGGTTCTGTAGAGATAGCTGATGGTGATCAGTTAATGTCTATCAATAAATTAGTTCCTGATTTTAGCAACCTTGCAAACACCATGACTGCTAGACTCACATTAGAGCAATATCCTCAGTCTTCTGCTAACGTTACATCAAACGCAAGCATAACCAGTACTACGGAAAAAGTAAGTGTTAGAGGCAGAGGTAGAGCAGTAAAAATTAGATATACAACCAATACAGTAGATGATACACCATGGAGATTAGGTTCGCAAAAATTAGAAATAAGACCAGACGGTAGAAGATAATGGCTAAAATTACAATCACTAGATTACCTAACGCTACACCAGAATATGATGCTGGTCAGTTTGACCAAATGATTAGGTTACTTGATCAAATAATACTTTTATTAAATACAAACTATCAACAAGATTTAAAAGAAGAAGCAGAGTCGGAGGGTTTTTTCCTTGGCTAATACATTTAAAAGTGCAATGGTTGATATGACAACCACAGGTCTAACAACAGTATTGACAGTTCCTACGGCTAATCCTGGTGCTACGCCACCTGTGCCACCTACAACCGACGTTGTTAAATCTATTTTAATTTGTAATGACTCAGGAAGCACAACATTAGTAGACTTAGAAGTAGTTAGATCTTCAGCTACCTTTGAATTATTTAAACAGAAAAGTGTGGCAACTAACACCACAACAGAGTTATTATCTCAGCCCCTTGTTTTGCAAGAGTCTGATATATTAAAAGCGCAGGCCAACGCTGCTAATCAAGTTCACATAATTGTAAGTTTTATGGAGGTAACAAAAGGCCAACTTTAGAAAGGATTAAAATGAAATTACAAGGTATATTTATTACTCCAGTATTTACTATGGAGGTAAAAGAAGATTATAATTTAGTAGAAAAATTATATGATTTAAAAAAAAGAGATTCAGTAGGAGATCCAAAGTCTAATGTCAAAGGTTGGCATAGTAAAGATGACTTGTTTCAACATGAAGATTTTAAAGATATAACTCAAGATATAATGTTTCATTCACAAGAATGTTTTAATGCTTTAAATGTAGATAGAAAATATGGCCCTGAAATGACAGGATTATGGGGCATGATAAATCCACCA